CCTACTCCTCCTCATCTTCAGTGAAGTATGTTCCACAGTTGGCGCACTTGTAAGTGATCGCCTTCTCTACTTTTTCAAATTGTTCTAGGTTTGGATTCTCGCAACAAGATGCTTCGATCATATCATGTCGAGCGCTTGACGGCATTCAATGTTATGGGAGAGGTGATATTTCAAATCGGCCGTGCAAGTTCCGCACACTAGACACACATCTAGTAGCTGAACGTTAGGATCGAGTTCTTCGATCTCCGTCCAGTCGTCCGGCTCTCCGTGATCGTCTTCGATCAACGTGTCTATCGGTTCCGCATCCACTTCATTCAATGCCTGATCAATCTCATCAACCAAGCCAAACACCATTTCCATTATTCTGACCCACTTAGTCTGTTCCATATTACTTCCCTCAATTTGCGGTTCTTCAAAACTTCGATTTCCTCTAATGCTTTTGTCAAGTGTTCCTGTAATGCCATGGTGTTAGCTTGCATATCGCCGATTACACGAATCTCTCTACGTGGATATTTGGCCCCGCAAGCCACACAAGAAAGATCGATCGGGTCTTGTGGATAGGTGTCTGTCGGCATTGTCGGCCCTGTCACAAAGACGTGTTCCGTCCAATAGAATTCGATCGCATCAGAAACCATCTTTGAAGCCCCTCCGAGATAACGGGGGTACTTGTGGAACTTCACCATCTTCGACGCCTTTGGAGTCAAAGCGAAGGAGTGAGTTGCGGGCATCAATACCACTCCTGTAAAGTGGCCCTAGGCGTTCCCCCCAGGTCATCCTCAATTGCTTTCAAGAAGCTCATTCCTAGTTCGTAAGGGACTTTGATTCGATCATCTCGATCGAGTCGAGCCGTTCCACTCTTTGCGCTTCCCCTAGGGGCCGACTCATGACAGTCATCACCCGGCGAGCATATCGGCTTCGCTTCCCATAGCCGGGGGAACTTCCCCCAAAGATCGGTTGGCTTCATTCTGAAATCTCCGTACTGACAATATGTTACGGTGGCTCTCGGAAGATCCTTCATGAAATATTGAGTTCTTAGCATCCCTCTAGGATTCTCCATCACCCATGTTTTACAGGTTTTCTCTAGTAGCATCCGAGTGTATTGTACCCTCATGTTCTGCTCTAATGCCCGTCTTGAATTCGGCTTTGCTTCTTCGGTGAAATGCCTACTGTTGATGTTAGCGATCGAGTAGACCGTACACTCCGGAGAGGCCCATCCAAATTCGTACATTTCGTTATCGTTCCGCTTGAGTAATCCAGTAGCAGTTACGTCCATTATATCAGCGCATATAGTAGGCTCAAAGCGCCTAGCATAGTCCACGCTAATGACTTCAAAGCCGTGGTCTTCAAACGGCTTTGTCGCTGATCCTGTACCACTCCATAGGTCAAGTATTCGTTTTGTCTTTTCTTCTGTCATTGTCTTATCTCCGTGATCCTTCCGAGAAGTATTACCCATTTAAGCCCTATTCCGTAATATTACACGAAAGGGAAAAATTGAACCAAAGATCGAGCAGAATAAATTAGGTAAGTGCGGTAGAGTTCACACTAACCAAGAGATACCAAGCGCATCCGTACCCAAATAAGAAGATTATCATTGAGTTCATTGTATTCGATCCCAAAAAAAACCAAATTTTCATTAATCGGGTGTCGTTGGGGAAGGTGTCCCGGTGGTGTGAGGAATGGAGTTGTCACTTTTTACCGTCTTAGCTTGTTTCGTGGTGTTGCAGGGCATCACTATACTTCTCACTCTGTTCCTTGCGTCCCGGGGCACGGGTTTAGTGATCGAATTGTTTGAAGAACTCGATCAGAAACTCGCCGGGGCCATAACCAAGGTGTTGGAAGGCGGTGCGATTGAAGGGATCGAACCCGTTAATCCAATACAGCAGGTGATCGCTCAAATGCTGATGAACAAAATTAACGAAAACGCACCCGATAGAACCCCCAACGGACAGTTCGCCAAGAAACTTGAATAGCGAAGTAATTTCGTCAAGAAAATCATGGCTCGCCGAAAAGCAACACGAAGAAGGAGAAGCCCCCGCACTAGATCGCTTTATTCCATGGCCGTTGGTTATGGAAATCTCGCTATACTAACTCAAGGTATAGCCGGAACTTCTCCTTACGGTATGATAACGGGAGCTGCTGACACTTTCAGCGCCTCCGGTGCATACCTAACGGGCGGAGCTGCCGTAACTCTTTCTGATCTTCTTCAGAACCCATCAAGCGCATTCGCTACCATGCAATCAAACGCTTCCAGTAACGCAGCTCAGATGATGGTACAGGCAATAACCTTCAATGCAGGTGCAAAAATCTTCAGAAAGGTAATGTCAAGGCCATTTAGAGAGGCAAACAGGGTAATCAGACCCTTGGGCTTAGGAGTAGCCCTTTAGATTAGGAGGACCAGGGTATGGCAACAAACACAGTTACAGGAAATCTAGTCTGTTCCGACGGAACAAACATTCCTCTAAAGTTGGATATTGCTGAAGGCACAGAATCCGACTTGACAACAGATACAGTCTACACCGTATCAGCGCAGAACATTGGAGATTACGCACCCGGGAAAGTGATCGTTGGCGGTATAGTATCAGCAGACAACGGTATCTCTTACGCATACGTCCTTAGTCAAGGACTGATTGCTTCGATCATCCCCGTCGGAGTGAAGGGAGTCAATCAAGAAGTTCCCGCACTATGCGCCCCGTACCAGTTGAAAGCCGGTGATAAGATCAGAGTTCTAACACTGACTAACTCCGCAAGAAATGCAGCTCTAATGTGCTACACATCAGCGGGAATCTCAAGGATTTTCGTGGTGACTCCTTCCGGAGCTGCTACTCAACAGCTCGTTGATTTGCAGACAGGAAACGCCATCGGCGACACATTACAGGGACAAACCATCGTGAAGGCTTGCGGATCGAGCATAGACGACTCAAAAATTGAAACTCAAGGCTTCTACGTCGTAGATGCACTTGGAAACGTCGTCGGCGCTGTTCCCGCAAGTAACCCATCGGACAATGCCCCGCTTTTCTCTATGGCTTACAACATTCCAGTTGCTCTAAACTTCAAGGCGCAGTTCTTGACGAACTCATGAGGGTGATCGAATGAAGATGACAAAGGCACAAGGTCGCCGGAGAATGGCAGAAGTCAAAAGCAAGTGCAAGAAATTGTTCATGATGGATTACATCAGTATGAAAGACATGGACACTATTGAGAGGATAATGAACTCTCGATCACGACAACTGAAGTAGGTTATGATATGGCGCTAACTGCTGAACAACAAGCAGCTCTCGGAGGGTACAGACCCCAAGACCGCCCACTATACACGGGACAGAAACCTAGTGATCTCCGTCCGGGCAACGTAGGAACATATTCTCCTTCAATCGTGGGAACGCCTGGTCCCTCGACTCAACCTAACCTAGATGGTTTGATGTGGCTTTTACTGGGGTTCTTGTGATGCCTTTGCCGGATGCTGAAGATCGATCAAGGAGAATCTACACTCTCCTTCAAAATCAGAACCTTGAGAACGTAACTTTCGATACTGTATCGAGTGTTGGGAAACCAATAAAGATCGAAGAAATGAATGAGGACGAACTCCGAAGATTAGTCCTGATCAACTTGGCTCGATTAACAGTCAAATCAGAATGGTCGGGGTTGTTGTAAGTATGCCTTTGCCCGACGCTGATAAGAAATCTCCGAGAGTCTACAAGAATTTGAAGACAATCGACTTAGAAAATGTCACATTCAGCGAAATGGAAAGTACCGGCGACCCCATTTCGATCGAAATGCTAAACGAAGATGAGTTGAGAAGGTTAGTTCTAGTCAATCTTGCTAGACTTAGCGTTAAGGGAGAATGGAACGGTTTGCTTACTGCCGGAGGCGGTGGAGGCGGGCCATACGCAATACCCCCAAGCGCTATGAACTCCTCTTTCATCGAGCTTGGGCCACTAGCCACGTTTTCAGCGTCGCAAGTGTTTGCTGAATCGACCAGTACTAACCGGACTTTCACCAATACTAACGTCTATTGTTTTCCGTTCATCGCCCCGATCTCCGGAACTACGTCTAAGATGTTCGCAAGGGTCGGGAGTCCAGTCGCATCGACTGAAATGGAAATGGGCCTCTACACCGATAACAACGGAGCTCCGGGATCGAAGATGGGCGGTGACACTTTCTTTGCTAACTCGGGACCTGGTAACGTTTCGATCGATCTCTCCGTTGCTTTGACCGCCGGAACTCAATATTGGGTTGCTTACTGTAAGACTTCGGGATCGAGCAACAACCCATCAATGGCATGTCACCTCAACGGATATGTCGGCTACGCTAACAACGGGGCCATGACTAACACCAAGTCTGCATACAAATCGACCGACACGGGATCACTACCTTCCGACATGGCGACTTCTGGATTTGAAACCGAGTATGCTTACGGGATGTATGTCACGTTACAATTTGCTTGAGTATATATACTAAACAAGCAAATAATTAGCAATTTGACCCTTTTACCCCTGCTTTTACGTCAAGATTGATGCAAATTGAGCGAGCATGATTTCAAACGGCCCCTTAGCGCCCGGATTCTTCAAAGGATCAGGTATCAAGTCCGATCGATCTTCTAACCCTCCGGCCTTTAGGAGTGCGTTTGCCCTTTGAAGCGTCCAGTTGTTGAAAATCTCAAGCGCCGTTCTCTCCTCTCCGTAGACATACTCAAAGATCACCCCGGTAATGCCCAGGGCTGAAACAATTCCTAGGAACGTCGCAAACCCTGTCACGTCATTCAGTAGTCTAACCGTAGGTTCAGCGAAGTTCTTGAACTGCTGAGAGCCAACGAAGCCGTCTACTGTATCTTGAAGCGGTCTGGACAATACGATTTCGTGACGTATGACTTGATCAGGCTTAGGCTTAGGCAACCCTACTCCTCCTCATCTTCAGTGAAGTATGTTCCACAGTTGGCGCACTTGTAAGT